GGCAACAGATAATAAAGACATGGCCCCAGTGATGATGAAGATTATTACAAAGTTTAGTGGTGCAACATCTGAGTCAATAGGTGTAGCAGCACAGAATATTCTTGATGCAAAGGGTACCATTAACAAGACAGTTCAAACAAAATTTATAACTAAAGTAGAGGCATTTGAAAAAGACTCAGATGCTCTTGATTTTACAAAAAATATAATTAAACTAAATAACCTTAACGCAGTTATTCCATCTGACGTAATGGTTAGTTATTATGTAGACCCAAAGAATAAAGAGCAGTATGAAAAGTTAAACAAGATGCTTGATACAATCGAAGGAAGCAAAGATTTAACTGCAGATATTGTATATAACATTATTCCAAACATTAAGGGGACTGCTGCATTTGATGAGGCATACTTTAATACTCTAACAGAAGATCAGCAAAAAGTCTATACAACAACAATTGCTTCTCTAATCAATATTCCAGAGCCAACAATTATTGAGAGCGAAGACTTCAAGGCTTGGCGCAAAGAGTCAGGTCCAAAGGGCGGAGCAGGTGTTACTGGAAGTAAGTCGTATATAGTACAAAAGTATATTGAGGCTCAAGGAAATAAGGCTGTCACAGATGGAGTACAGGTTGGAGTTAAGGCTCCAGTCACTACAGGTGGCGGTGGCGGGGGAAGCAAAGTACAGTCTTCACCATTAGACGACCTAGTAAAGAAATTAAGAGATGTACGTAAGAACCAGATTAAGGTCACAGAAGGCTGGAGTGCTTCTCGTAAGGCTCTGGATGGCCTCTTTAAAGGTAAGAAGACCATCGATGTCTTTAGCGGTATAGAAAACGATCTAAGAGGTTTGGGCGGAAGTGAAGACCTTATTGAACTTATTGTCGGTATGGATCCTAAAGAATACGAAAAAAGAAAGAACTCTCTATTTAAGTTTGACAACAAGGGCAATATCATTGCATTAAAGCAAGATGCTAAAAATATTCAAGAAGCCCTAAACTCTGTAGCCTTGGGAGACTTTAACTCAAAAATGCAGTCAGAACTTGAGGTTATTAAAGATCAAAAAATAGCCTTTGATAAATTAGTATCTATAGGAATTCCAGTTGCAGATGCTTATGAAATGATTTCTGATGCTGGCGTCGCTCAAGCAATTGCACTAGAGAAAAATTCAAAAACCGTAAAAACTTTGGCTGGAAACTATAAGATTTTGACTAAAGCAAAACTTGAAGACGCAGCAGTTAAAACAGTAAAAACAGATGTAGCACAATTTAAAAAGGATAGAATTCAAGAGGCAAGAATTAGAAGTCAGTATAGTTCAGAAACTGCTTTTGCAATTAACTCTGATGAGGGACTTAGAGCAGCAGAAGATGTAATTGCTACTAAACGAAAAGAATTAGATGATTTAAGATCAAGAAAAAAGTGGGATGCAGCAAGAGATGCACAGGCAGCATTAAATACACTAGTTAAAGATTTTGATGAAAGGCTAAAGCAATTAAAGGGCACTATCTCGTTTATGCAGGATATGTTTGATAATGGCTTTAGCAATGCTATGGAGGCTTTTGATGTTCAGGAAACAGAACTTAACATACAGTTTAAACTGGATACAAAGTCACGAGATACCATAATTAAAGAAGCACAAAATCAAATTGCAGCAATACAATATCAAGTTGATGATAAAGAGGCAGCATTAAAGGCTATTGAGGATCAAGAGCAAAAAATTAATGACAAGTATGATGAAAGAATTAAAGCCCTTGATGCTGTAGAAAAAGCCAATGCCTCTATTGCTAATCAGCAAAAGGGCCAACTAACACTTGCAGAAGCATTAACATCTGGAGACATCGCAGCAGCAGCACGAGCAGCACAAGATATGAGAGCACAGCAGGCTGCAGATGCTCTAACACAGCAAAAGGATGCTGTAGAACAATCTAGACAATATGAATTGTCAAGAGTAACTGGGTTAGATAAGACTGATGGAAAACTTAAAACCAGAAAAGAACTTGAAAAAGAAATTAAAAATCTTCAAGATCAAATATTTGAGATTGAGGAAAATAAACTTGAGCCAGCACAAGAGTTTATTCGTTTAAGACAAATACAGTTAGACAAAGATATTGAAGGACTAACTGTGCTTGGAAAGACAAGAGATGCTTGGGAAGCAATTAAAAATCAAGTAGACCTTGCCATGATCAAGAGCGCACAATTTGTTGAGTCAATGCAACTTGCGCTAAATGTTCAGAAAAATTTAATTCAAGCATATAATGACCAAAAGCCAAGTGGTAACGATCCTTCTATAGCAGCAGTTGTAGGAGCAACATCAGAACCAGAGCCAACTCCAACATCTTCACCAACTCCAACTAGCACTCCAGAACCAACTCCAGACCCAACACCAAAACCAACTGGAAATCCTCAGCCATCTTCAACTTCTAAGCCTTCAGGAACACCGTACCCTTCTAGCACCCCAGCCCCTACAGGAACACCAACTCCTTCAGCAACACCAGCACCTACACCAAAAGCAACAACAACCCCAACTCCAGCATTTAATCCACTTGGTGGAAGCAAGGTAACCCCTACAGTATCAGTTCCTTCTGTTGGATGGAACCTTGGAGTAAATAAACCAGTTACAAATGTAATAACCACAATCACAAAACCAGCAACCATAGCGGTAAAAGCAGTTTCGACTGCAGCAGTTGCAGCAGCAAAATCAGTTGCAACTGGAATATCAAATGTTGCCTCAGCAATAAAAAATGTAGTTACAAAACCTGTTGCTACAATAAAGAATGCTCTAGGTAAAATATTTGGTGGGTTTGGCATGTCTACTGGAGGAATAGTTCCACCTAGATATTTTGCAAGTGGTGGTTTTGCAAGGGGAACTGATACAGTCCCAGCAATGCTAACACCAGGAGAATTCATAATGAGCAAGTACGCTGTTGATACTCACGGAGTAGATACACTAAGAGCAATGAATAATGGCAAATCAGCAGGTGGAGCAGTGTATAATAATACATATACCTTAACAGTTAATGCAAAGACAAATGCTAATCCAAATGAAATTGCACAGGTAGTAATGTCAACAATTAAAAAGGTTGACGATAGAAGAATTAGGGGAGTATCAATAAATGGCTGATGAATCTTTAGACCCTAGAGTAATGTACATGCGTGGACGCAAAAAATATGAAAGACCTAGTGGTATGCTTTGGTCTGAAAACGCAGGAACACTTCAAGATGGTCTTTATATCCCATACGGTTATGAGATTGGTGTAAATCCAGAAAATGTGGAAGATCAAACAATGCTTAATCAATTTTTATTGATAACTGATGATAACAGACAACCACTTGATTTCTCTGAAGATAGAATTGAAAAGCGTGAAAGAATGATTAACGGACGTATGAGATCCTATCACATTGCAGATAAGGTTTCATTGCGTACAAGTTGGAATATGATTCCTTCTAGATCTCACTCAAATGTTCCAACATTTAGCAGTGCAACTGGAAGATCTCCATACAAGTCTTATACAACAGATGGTGGAGCAGGTGGAGCGGATCTACTTGAGTGGTACGAATCTCATAAAGGATCTTTCTGGGTATTTCTTGCATATGACAGAAAAGGTATTTTTAAAGGAACTGCTGAGCCTTACAAGCATCTGGGACAATATAACCAATTAATTGAAATGTTTATTAGTGATTTTTCATACTCTGTTGAAAAAAGAGGAACTAATTTTGACTACTGGAATGTTTCAATAAGTTTGGAAGAGGTATAATGTTTGAAGATAAAGATCTGCAAAACTTCCTAGAGACTTCTCCTACCGTAAGAAACAAGTCAATAATAACAGCAGAGTGGAACATGAATGTGCCAACCAATATCAAGCATATTGGCAACTACAGATACAGACCAACACAGACTAATTCTGTATATTCTTCACTTCCAACTAGTTTTGACATTAATGATGCTGGAAATTTTTATACAGGAGCAACTGAAGCAGATGTATTGATTGACGGAGTTTTTGATAACAATAACATACCAACAACATTTTTAACTAAAAAAGAAAAACTACAAACCCTGTATTCTCTAGAGTCATGCTTTGAGCAATTTAGACCAAGGTCTGGAATTAATAAAGCCGTATTCTTTAAAGATAATGGAACCAAACTACATCACCCAAATCTTTTTATGGCAGACAGACCAAGATATTATATGCCAGACAAAAATGATAAATTTAAGTATTGGACTTCTTATAGAAGTGAAGCAACGTACACTTACAAGTATAACGATAATACGGTTTCCTATGGAGTTTCTAAAACATTTATAGATAAAGATGGTAAAGAAAAAAATGGAACAGCAGAAACAATATCTGAATATGGAATTGCTTCTAGTGTTAGAGGTTCACAAAATTCAATAGAAGACGCTTGCCCTTTTGTTGTTTATAAAGAAAAAATCCCTACTAACAGAGTTGTAGTTAAAATGCAAACTCACGTAGGCACAGAAAATTTGGGTCCGTTCTCAACACCTACTGGATCAATTGCAGATGCACATTTTGGAGAATTAAATCAAAAAGTACCTTCAAGATGGAAGATTCAGTTTTTAAAAGATGGAAATTGGCAAGACATAATTTCTTTTAATCCATCAATCAGGCGCCAAGATGGAACATCAATTATTAAGAGTGATGGATATGTGGAGATTGCTTACGGTCTAGTCGTTCCAGAAGAGTGGAAACTTAACTTTGTTTTTGCAGAAACTTATTCAAGCACAACATTGCTTCCAGAGCAGTCACTAGTTGGATATGCTTACCTTGTCAAACAAAATGAAAATGATATAGGAAAGTTTTATATTTGGAATGGAGCAGACTATACAACAATAACTCCAAAATATGGGTGGTATGTAGAAGATGAAACCGTAAATAGGTTAACTAACTTTGTTACAGATGCAACCTCTCCAAGCGTATTTACTAAAGCCATAGATGGTAAACCACAATACAGAGAGTTTGAGTATCTATCTGGAATCAGAATCGTAGTAGACTCTATGAACGTAAAAGATTCTACGTTTGACCTAATAGAAATTTCTCCAAGACTTGTCATGAACATATCTGATAAAACTTTAGATTATTCAGTCAACAAGAGTGCGTCAGATCTTGGTATAAGCGGTCTTCCAGTCGGCCAACTAATTGCCTCAAACGGAACTATAAACATATTTGACTATGATCAAGCATTCAATGAAAATAATTCATCAAGCATAATCTCAAAGTATATTGACAGGCATGTAAAATTTAAGTTTTATGAAGTCATCGTTGATGTAAAAGGCTGGGACTATTATGTTCCAATTAAAACTTTATACTCAGATGCATTTCCAAAACAGGATCTAATGGGAAAGACAGTTTCTATTTCCTTAAGAGATATGTATTGGTACTTAGAGTCAATAGCAGCCCCACAAATATTAATGACTGAGGTGTCTGTAAGTTCGGCAGTTTCTCTTTTACTAGACTACATTGGTTTTTCTAACTACACATTTAAAAGAGTTGCAAACGAAAAAGAAATCATAATCCCCTATTTCTTTGTTGGCCCAGACAAAAGTGTTGCAGAGATTTTGCAAGACCTAGCAATATCTACACAAACTGCAATGTTCTTTGATGAATATAATAATTTTGTAATGATGAGCAAAGACTATATAATGCCAACCGTTGCACAGAGACCGACAACCTTTGCACTTAAGGGAAGCAATGATTTGTTTGAAGATAAAGAAATTAAAAATAAAACTACTGCAAACTCAAAAATTGCAAACATCATATCTGTTTCAACTCAGGCAAACAATGTCTACAATGATGGAGTAATCAACTACACAACAAGACACATTCAAAGATCTATTGGGTCATTGAGGCAAGCAAGTCTTCTGGATGATGAAAGATATTACACATACAAGCCTGCTCTGCTATGGGAAGTATCTGGAACAGAAAATACAAAGTCAATTAATAATGAGGTTGGCACCCAGTCCGCATATGTTCTTTCTGCAATACCACTAAATTCTAATCTTTCAGCAGAGGTTCCAGTTGTTAAAAATAACATTGTCATAAACAATACATTTAGTCTTGGTGAGGCTGCATACTGGATTACAAGATACAACGGATATTTTTATTCACAAGGCGAAGTTATAAAGTATGATGCTGTTCAGTACAACATAACTGGATTTGGAAATGTTTGGATAACATCTGTTGAAGATTATCAAAACTATTTTTCCAAGTTACCATTTAATGGAAAAATATATCCAACTGGACTTGTAAGAATATACTCAGAGCCAAAGTATTTTGAGCAGTCAGGTGTTGTCAAACTACAAAATGGAGAAGTTCAAAAGCATGGTCGTGGTCAGTTTGGAACAACAATCGTTGCACACAGCGCAGGAATATCTGATTACTGGAAATCTAACGACAATGTTAAGGGATGCTATATGTCTTCAGAGTATCTTTTTCAAAATACCACACTGCCTACAACAACTGTGGCTTCTGCAGGCAAACTAACTAATACTGGAATTTCTTCTGATGCTCTTGCAAGAACATCTTCAAGAAATGGAATAATTAAAAACTTTATGTCAACATCTATTGTTGGAGAAATAACAACAAACACTCAACAGGTTCCAGGCTCTGTTCAGTCATCAGCGCTAGTTCTTACTGGACCAAATTTTACAACAAAAGAAAAAGCAATAGATCTTGTGTCATATGTTCATAAGTCTCTTGAAGGTAAAAAATATAAGCACTTTGGAACAAGAATGAGAATTGTTGGAAAAATTGAAAACAATGAAGACCGTGGACAAACCTCAAATGGATCTTCAACATACTACGTTGTCAATGGCTCTACACCAGACAAAGATATTAAAGTTTCTGGAGGCTCTGCAGGTATTGCAGTAATGCTTAACCCAACAACAAATGTGGGATATTATTTTGAAATAGCAGCACTTGGTATAGGAAACTTATTAAAAGAAGACTTGCAAACCGTTAGCAATGTTTTCTTTTATAAAGTAAAATCTAATAACGGCAAAGCAGTCCCAGTTAAACTGTGGGATGGTCTTGCAGAGATTACAGTAGATGATGGAATATTTACTGGACAATCAAGAATGTTTGCTGAGGAAAATCCAACGGTATATGATTTAGCAGTAGAATACGAAGACATAGGAAAGATAAGAAGATTCTACTTATACATGAACGGAAGCCTAATAAAGACAGTAGACGACAATGATCCTCTACCAGTTTATTCTGACGTTGCACTATTTACAAGAGGATCTTCAAAAGCAATGTTTGAAAATGTTTATGCGCTATGTAATAATTACTCACAGAATACCTCATTCTCCCTTGGTGCACCAGTAAACTCAGTGTTTGGAGATTCTGAAGTTGATGCAAATGAGTCTTTTAGAAAATATGCAATTAGTGGCTTAATCCAAAACACTTACCTATCGGGTGTTGGAACTTCAGAGCCACCAAAGTATGATATATATTTTGAAGAGTTTGGAAGTATCATGAGAGAAGCAGCCGTATTTAATTTTAAATATGATAAGGCATATCCAGCCTTGACTGCAAAAATATCACCAACATTCAATAAGATAAAGGGATATGTGATATCTGGGTTTAGAGCAGGATCTTACGGGGCTGAGTTCATGATCTTTAATGCAACAGACACAGCATTAAGCCTAGACGAAACAAGTGGAAACTATTTAAGAATTCAAGGAATTACTTTTACTCAGCAATCAGATAACAATCTAACGGTTGATGATTACTTTAACAAAAATAGTCTTACATCAAATCCTCAGTTTGTTGCTGATAAATTAATTTCAAACCCATTTAAATTTAAACAAGACTATCAAGATATAAAACTTAGTAGAATGACATACGGCAAAAAAGATTTTTCTTTAGACACTCCTTATATTCAGTCTCAAGATGAGGCCTCAAGTCTAATGAAGTGGATGATTGATAAAACAACAAAGCCTAGGAAATCAATTGGTGTAAAGATATTTGCAATACCAACTATTCAACTTGGAGATATAGTTAGTCTAGACTACAAAGAAAATAATATTGATATGGCTGCAAATCCTAACAACAGGTTTGTTGTTTACAACATTGACTTTTCAAGAAATTCAGATGGACCAGACATGACAATATTTTTAAGTGAGGTGGTGTAATGACAACAAGTGCAACAGCAAATCTTCCAGATCCACAAAAAGCATCTGATGACGCTTCAGTAAAAATTGCTACACCTGATTTGATTATACAAGATCAGGACATAATGTCTATTGAAATAATGACAGACTTGATATTTGAAGATATTGGTGGATATGAACTTGCAACAATTTCTAGACACGATCTAGTTAATGGTCAAAAGGTTGTGTACTCTCCAATTAAAAACTTAACAGACCTGTATCTACAATATAACCCCAACAATATTTTGAGATTGCAGTCTGCCGATTCTTATTTTAAGTCTTTGCCTATATCTATATTTGATCACTTGCCAGTTTGTGGAACTGGCTATGATATATCACCACCAGATAGCAATCCAAATGAAACAGACAAGGCTAAGTGGACAAAGACCCCCAACTGTAAGTCTGTTTATATTGACCCGCTAAGTGGTGACCTGATTATTAATCTAGTTAATGTTAAAGAGGGCGAGCAAGCAGAGGTTCAAATATTAAATAGTGGAGATGTTTTTAGTGCTACAATACATTATGGGAGTAATTAATGATAACTAATATAGGTAAAAATCTTTTAGCCAAGTATCTTGTGGGACAGACCCAATCATATGCCTCACACATTGCTGTGGGCTGTGGGCCCACTCCAGTGGCTTCTAATGGGGGTGTCTTTGGAGACTACTCACTAAAAGAATCCTTAGATTTTGAGATGTTCCGTGTTCCTATTATTTCTAGAGGTTTTGTAAATGAAGGCGGGATAGACAAGGTAGTCCTAACAGCAGAACTTCCAACAGAAGAAAGATACGAGATAACAGAGGTTGGAATATTCTCTGCTGCCTCAAACCCTGTCGCTGGGTCATCTGACAGTAGAGTTATTTATTCGTTTGCAGACACAGACAGTTGGGTTTATCAGCCACTTGGGTCTGCAGCAACAGAGATACCATCAGTTTATACACCACTAGATGGAGAGGCTGATAATGGTGTTATAAATCAAACTGCAAGCGTTTTTGAAACAAACGCAGACAACAGAATATTTACTCAGTCAGATCGAGTAGCAAGAAATGAAAGATGTAGATTTTTAAATAATATAATTGCAATTGCTGGAAATACTTCCACACTTACTGCGACTGCGCTTGGCAAATTACAGATTGCTGCTGGGTCTAAATTTATTAAATTAAATGAAGCATCTGTAGACTTTACAAAAAACAGTCCGCTAGATGAACTAAGGCTTGCATTTTCCGTTGTAAGCAAAAGCCCTAGCCCAAACACAGTGCCAGACAATGTCAAGGTTTTGCTTGAGTTTTCTTACACTGGATCAGGCAGCACTAACGAGTACGCAAGGTTTGAGGTTAATATTGATGACCTAACAAATACTACTGGAACAGCAACAGACAAAAGAAACCTTGCAACAAACAGATATCTGGTAGTAAAAAGAGCGCTTAAAGATTTAGTTAAAACAGACAACTTTGATTGGAGACAAGTTGCTGTAGCAAAGATTTATGCCTGCGTTACCGAAGCAGGATCCCCTTCAGACCTATTCTATGTCTGCCTAGATGGACTACGATTAGAAAATGTAACCTCAACAAACTCTTTGTATGGACTTACGGGATACTCTGTAATTAAAAGTGCAGGATCAAAACCTATTGTAAAGTCATCAAACACTACAAATTACATAGAGTTTAGATTTGCTTTGGATGTTGGATAATGTCAGACAAAGGAATTAGAAATGTTGTTGTTAAAAAAGATTCCCTTGGTAAGGTTACATCTTCAAATTCTAGGTTAGTAAGATTTAGAATTGTTGCAGAAGATAAAAACAGAAAATCCGCATACTCTAAAATATTTGTTGTTGGGTCAGACGCTACGCTGGTTGGAGACGGTGCACTTAGCCCTGTAGGAAACACTTTGTTATTGACTTGGTCTACATCCAACACATCATCAGAAATTTCTTATGATATTTTTATAGGATTTGATGGAGCCGTACCAGTCTATGTGGATTCTACTAAATCTAAAAACTATTCTTTTTTAAAGACAGGAACACAGTCTGTTAGGGCAATAGTTCAGATATCATCAATAAAGCCATCACTAGCAGAGGCCTTAGAGGTCTATGATTCTGGAATAGTGACTATACCAATTCCAACACCCTGAGTCTGGTATAATTAGAGTATGGCAATTTTACCTGTTCCAGAACGAGGACAACCCCTAGACGTAACATATATTTATCAGATTGTTAAGGCTATTAATGAGTTGTCTGAACAAATATCACCAGGAACATATAAGTATGTAACTCTGGACACCCCAACTGCAGGAAAGCAAAGCGTAAAGGCTTCCGAGGCAAGGATCATTGGTGGATATGTCCAGGTAACAACAAGTCAAACTCAAACCGCTGGATCCTCTCAACCATTTTCATATAACTTCTCAAGTGAATTTAAGTTTGCACCAATAGTAACAGCAACCCCTATAAATATTGGAAATACCGATGCTGGAAAAGATGTAACAGTCACATTAAAAAGTATTTCGACATCTAAGGTTGAGGGCCTTGTTAAGTTTAATGCAGCAGGAGATACAAGCATTGGAATTAACCTAGTGATTATCGGAATACCAAATTAATGATCAAATGTCAAAAATGTAACGGAAGAATGTTCATAGATAGACAGTATACAGAGATAAACAATCTAGAGTTATATTGCATTATTTGCGGATTAAGAAGATTTTTTCATCCGCCTAACAATTCTCAGGAGGGCCGATGGTTACTAAAAAAGGAACAATTGAGAGCGAAAAATACAATGAGTCACCTGTAATACCAGGGAATAAAAAGGTTTGGTTTTTAAATGGAAGCCTTGTAAGAGTACATCATTTAAATAAATCTAATGGCATAATGTCTGTTTATAACATTACTAAAGATCAGATTGAAAGTTGTTTAATTAGTGATTTTAAAAA